ATCAGCTCTCGCACGAGCGAACCGTCTTGGTTCTGGACGACTTCGAGGGCATCGAGAAGGGTGTCGATAACGCCATGCTTCTCGGGAACCAGAGTCACCTTCTGATCTACCCGAGAACCGAGGGCAAGACTGCCCTGTTGATTCCAGTTGCTCTGCTGCAACTGACGGCGCAGTAGCCGCTGCGCTCAACCAACAGCTAGCTAGCTTAAGAACTTCAACCGATACAGGGCTGACAGGTAATGACCGACGATCTCATCGATGATGTTCTGGATGGCCGTCTGTTCGCGATCGCAGAACTCGTACCGCCCGACCTGAATCTTTTCGAGCTGCTCTTCGAGGAACTCGATCAGATCGGTCTTGTCGTTGCGCTGAAGAACAACGGCTCCGAGCCGGCCATGGACGGCCTGATGGGCTTCGGCAAACTGATCGGCCAGACCCGGCAGTCCCTCGTAGAACTTCTGGGTCGCCTTGTGCACGGCATACGAGGTCGTGTTGAGATGAACGCTGTGCGCGACATCCCGTGCCAAGAACAAGTAACCCATGAATTCTGCGGCTGTCATGTGCCCAAGATACCCGAGCGGCTACGCCTGATCAAGTCCGGCTCCCGTCCCTCCCCTCCCCTGCCTGACCGCCTGACGGCCACGCCCTCGCCTTCCGGCTGCGCCAGAACTTGTTCCCTTGCTTGCCCAACTTGCTTGGGCTAGACTGAAACTGTCCAATCACTTCGACCTGCAAACTATTAGGAGATTGCAATGAAGTACGAGACCAAAGCTGACTTCCGACTGACCAATGGTTCTTGCTTGCGTGGTGTGATCAATGCCACCTATCAGGAGATTGTCGATGCCTTCGGGCTGCCCCTCCCCGGCGACGGTGAGAAGGTCAAGGCCGAATGGATTGTGTGCTTCGAGATGGATGACGAGACGGTGATTGCCACGATCTACGACTGGAAAAAGGACGCTGCTCCGGAGAACAACACGCTCTGGAATGTGGGCGGCTTCGACATGCGCTGCGTGGACATGGTCGAGGGCGCGATCGCCTACAACATCGACATGCGCTACGAGGAGCAGGAGCGGATGCACTCTTGGGACTACGACTCTGGCTACGCTGACTCCGACTCGGGACAGCGGCAACTGTTCTGATGACTGATGACTTTCGCAACGAGTGGGGTGTTCGATTAAAGCCGGTGCATCGATGTCCGAAGTGTCGGCTCGAACACTCCTCTCGTCGCAAGTGCAAGGTAGATCCCGCCTGGATTCAGCCGAAGATCGAGCGGCAGCGGGAGATCACGATCAATCGATTAATCAAGGAGCTATGCGATGCCGTTGATCAAGGCAGACGTTCCGCTAGACGGTGGAGTTGGCAACGGGTCAAGACCGAGAACAAAACTCCAAGTGCTATACGAGCAGCTTTTAGAGAAGCAAAGAGAACTACGCTTGCTCGAAATCGAAATGCAAAGGACAGATCCAAATGAACTTGCTGATGATACTGATGGAATGGTTCCGTCGCAGGAAGACTGAGTCCGATCGTGACTGGGCGCATGTCCCGGCTCCGAACTGGGCTTGCTCTCGTCGCAGACTCGGCGGAGTGTACTGGTGAAAGTGCTAGTCGCATGCGAGTACTCGGGTGCGGTGCGCCGTGCCTTTCGCGAGCGTGGTCACGATGCGTGGTCATGCGATCTGCTGCCGGCTGACGATGCCTCCGAGTTCCACTATCAGGACGATGTCCGCAACGTGCTTGGCCGAGGTAAGCCATGGGCAGAGAACGATTGGGATTTGATGATTGCTCACCCGCCTTGCACGCATCTCGCTGTAAGCGGTGCACGCTGGTTCAAGGAAAAGCAGGCAGAGCAGGCCGAAGCTTTGGAGTTCGTTCGCTTCCTGCTCGATGCGCCGGTTCCGAGGATTGCCCTTGAGAATCCGATCAGCATCATCTCATCGAGGATTCGCAAGCCTGATCAGATCATTCAGCCGTGGCAGTTTGGTCACGGCGAGACCAAGGCAACGTGCCTGTGGCTGAAGAACTTGCCGCTGCTAGCTCCAACCAAGATTGTTCCCGGCCGCGAGCCGCGAGTGCATCGCATGGCTCCATCGCCTGATCGATGGAAGAAGCGCAGCGAAACGTATCTTGGGATTGCTGCTGCGATGGCTGACCAATGGGGTGTGCAATGAGACGGCATGTACCAAGGCCATACACTAAGCCCACGCGGTACAACCCTCGCTTATCTTTTGAGCAGTACTTGATCGTGCTTGAGCGTAAGCACAAGGCAGCAGCCGAGCGTGAGCGTGTGCGTTACAAAGACCTTGTGAAAGAGTGGGGCATCCGCCAGAGTGTGATTGGAACCGCGCTGCAACGCGGTATCAAGCAGTACGACTACATTTTGTGGAAGCAGGAGCGTAAGGAAAATTCCTTACCAGAGGCGCGACGATGACCCGCGAAGAAGTGATTGCCCTTGCTGAAAGCAAAGGATTCCAAGCCAAGCCTTGTGCGTTGGAAAGCATGATGGCAGTCAATGTCGGCAAGGCCGAGGACACTAACGAGCGTATGCGTCTGACCGGTTCGGGGCAGTTGCTTGTGGTGGATGAGGGCTGTTACTGGCAAGTCGGAACGACTGATGAGTGGGCGAAGCACTTACAGGAGCAACCGCGATGAAAGTTGAACTGCAATCCGAGTGCATAACCGCCATCGTGCGGGCGGATCTAATGTCTGTTCGTAAGCACTTGCGTACCGACCTCAAGCGCCGTAAGGCAGGGCACAAACTGGGCATCTTTAGCAACGACAAAGACGAGGACGTTGCGGAGCTTAAGCGGCATATCGCCGCATTGGATACGGTGATTAGGTACTACACATGAAAGTTGAACTAGATGATTCTGGAGTCCGACGCCTATGGGCAGCGGTGCTATGGCAAGCGATCAAGGACGCCGACTACTCGGAAGGTCGAGGCTCTGCCTACAACTGGATCTTTTCTAGGCGATCCGACGTTGGTTCGATGCGTTGGATCTGCGACATGCTCGACCTCGACTTTGACAAGCTGCAAACCATGAGCATGAGCCGCGCAGGGCGGAGCAAGATTCTGGGGCGCACAGACGGAGCGGCACGGCCACGGTATATGCCACGGCAGCAGCCCGTTCCGCAGAACCAGGCTGATCCATCAGGCCAACAGGGTGAGTTGCTATGAACGACCCATTCGCACGAGGCGGAGTCCGCCGCTACTTGGACACCGTAGCCCCCGAGGAATACGTTCCTATGTTTGGCGAGGTCAACCCGCAGGATCTATCTCTGACCGGCCTCGCCGATCTTTATGGCTCCGACAAGGGGCGTATCAAGCACAATTACACGAAGGTGTACGAGCAAATTATTGACGACATGTGCTGCTTGGAAGGTGTTCCCAGAAGAGACTGCATGTTCGATATAGCCGAAGCCGGTATCGCCTGCGGAGCTAGCCTTCGCATGTGGGCGCACTACCTACCGTCGAGTCACATCACCGGCTACGACATCAGGCCGGACTGCGCGAAGCTCTGCGCGGATATCCGAGATCAAGTCGAGATCGTGATTGGCGACCCGGCAACCATGTCGGAACCCGAAGGTCTCTACGATCTGTTCATCGACGACGCGAGCCACATCGCAGAAGAGATCGTCGCCATGTTCCGCAACTGCTGGAGCTGGGTACGACCGGGCGGGTACTACATCATCGAAGACCTGCGGTGCACCTACAACGAGGCGTACACAGCACAGTTCCGGCAGCACTTCAATCCGGCAGCGGTGAACGATCGAGCGGCCTTGATTCACATGATGGACGGACTGATGCAGAACTGCGATGCCCGCAACGGGCTGCATGAGTTCCATTACTACCCACAAATGTTAGTTATTAAGAAGGCGGAAACATGAGCGAACAATCCGAAACCATTTCGAGCGACGTTGACTTTGACTCGCTTGCGAACCCGACAGCGGAAACAAGCGAAGAGGTTTGGTGCAAGATCAACCCAGAGGGGCAGCTTGAGCACTTTGACTGGACGTTCGTCGAGAAGACGGCCAAGGAATTCGACACCCTTGGTCCAGCGAGCCAGAAGAACAACGCGCAGATCATCTGCAAACTCGCTGTCCTTATCCGTGAGCAGACTCTGCAACGCGCAACTACCCTGCTGCAACGCTACGCCGAAATCCCGGCTGAATCCTCTGTCGTTATGTTGAAAGATCCATTAGGAGAAGACCTGTGAGCGAAGCCCCCATCCCAATCGAACTAACCTCGCGTGATTTGTTCGCAGTCTTTGCGATGCAAGCAATCCTCTCCGGCCACGAAGGGCACCACACCAACCGCTGGGAACTGGCGCGTGATGCGTATCGCGTAGCCGATGCCATGTTGGAGATGCGAAACGAGGAACAGCCGTGAGCAAGAACTCCGGCACCTTCGTCTTCTTTCATGTGGGCGCGGATGTCACGTTCCCGACGAAGATGGTGAAGAGCCTCAAGCAAGTTATGCCCGATGCCGAAGTCATCATGTGCACCGACGATGCCACGCCGAAGGTCGAGGGCGTCGATGATTACAAGTACAGCACCGGCAACTACGAGCAGATCATGTACTGGCGCACCCGAGCGTTTGCCGAAGCGCGACTGACTCGACCGGCCATGTACATCGACACCGATATGTTGTTCGTACTGCCGGTCAACCCTGCTCAAATCCTTGGCGACAAAGAAGTGATCTTCTGCCGGCGATCGTTCGATCGGGAAGCAACCTTCAATGGAGCCCAAAGGGATGGTGCTTTCAAGAAATATCACGGCATCCCGCTTGGGACTTTGTATCCGTATCTCGGCTGCGCCACAGTCACGAGCAACTACCACGCATGGAAGTGCATGACGCTGCTGATGGGGTTCATGGATCAGAACTTGCGTTCATGGTACGGCGATCAAGAGGCGCTCAAGGTCTACTCGCACATGCTGTACACGCACCTCGTTGGCGAGATGGAAGAGAGCGACTACGCCTGCCTGCCTGAGCGGACTTTGGAACTCAGCACCCAAGGCCACGTTCCTCGCATCCTGCACTACAAAGGCCCCGCCCGTAAGGAGGCGTTCCTCCATGCTTAAAGTGTTTGTCGGCTACGACTCGCGTGAAGACATCGCGTATCAAGTCTGTAAGAAGTCGTTGGAGTTACACTCCTCAATCCCCCTCGACATTATCCCGATAAAGCAGGACGAGCTGCGTAAGAATGGTACTTATTGGCGTATTTTCGATCCGCTCTCGTCTACGGAGTTCAGCTTCACGCGGTTTCTGACTCCATACCTCGCGGGGTACTCCGGCTGGGCGGTCTTTGTAGACTGCGATTTTCTTTTCCGGGGGGACATCGCGGGATTGCTTGACTACGCCGACGGGGCAAAAGCGTGCTTCGTGGTACCGCACGATTACAGGCCGACCGAATCGGTCAAAATGGACAACAAGGCGCAGCATCAATACCCCCGCAAGAACTGGTCGAGTTTCATGTTCATCAACTGCGAGCATGAACAAGTTAAGAAGCTCACGCCAGAGGTTGTGAACATCACTACTGGAATGTATCTTCATAGGTTTCAGTGGCTAACCGACGACTTGATCGGCCACTTACCGATTGCGTACAACTACCTCGAAGGGTGGTACACCAAGGACGATTGTCCGAATCCGATTGCGGTACACATGACTCGCGGTGGTCCTTGGTTTGAGGACTGGACTCACGTTGAGTACGGCAAGGAATGGATGGCGGTGGCATCGACATTATGAGCAATCACACTAAACATCAGCGAGCAATCAAGAAGATTGAGACTGCCTTTCAAGCGGGCAAGTATGCCGAGGCGCTCGACCTTTGCAACGTAGCCATTGCGCTCAACCCGAAAGACATCGTGGCCTATCGAGCAAAGGCTCGACTGCTTCAGATCCAGCGTGACTTCGCCGGAGCTGAGAAGTACTACGACGCTGCCGAGAAGCGTGGCGAGCTAACGGCTGACGATCTTGTTAACCGTGGCATCGTCAAAGCTGAGCAGCAAAAGTATGACGAGGGCATCAAAGACTTTGACCGCGCTCTCAAGCTGAAGCCCGATTACTTGCTGGCCTACATTCAGCGAGGGGCATCGCAATGGGAGATGCGTCGATGGCCAGAAGCATTAGAGAGCTTCCGCGAAGCCAACAAGCTCGACCCCAACCACGCCAACGCGCAGTGGATTCTGGGACTGCTTCTGCTTCAGCAGGGCGAGTTCAAAGAAGGCTGGCCGCTGTATGACACTCGCTGGAAGAGCGACCGATTCAAGAGCCGTCCGCTGCTGACGCAAAAGCCCCAATGGACGACGGCCTCAGATGCCAAGTCGGTTCTGGTGTGGGGCGAGCAAGGCATCGGTGATCAGGTGATCTACGGATCTTTGCTTCCGGCCCTAAAGCAACGAGTCGAGAAGGTCACAGCGATGGTTGATCCACGCTTGATCAGCATCTTCAAGCGGTCAATGCCGGACATCGAGTTCATGTCGCACATCGACAAGATCCGATCGGACTCCTATGACGCGCACATTCCGTTTGCCAGTCTCGGATCTTGCTTCGTCGAATCCGTTGACGACATTGCGAAGCATGCTGCGCGGGAATACCTGAAGCCAGATCCGGCTCGTGTCAAAGCGATCTGCGACGAGGCTGGCTTTACTGGCAACGATAAGGTCATCGGAGTTTCATGGGTTAGCAGCGCCATCAAGATCGGACCGCATAAGAGTGTGAACCTTGAGCAGCTACTGCCGATCCTGCGACTACCCGGCTACAAGTTTCTGAACCTGCAATACGGTTCCTCGAAGGCAGCGGTTGAGAAGTTCAACGAGGCTTACGGCACGAACATCGTTACGACAAGCGTGGATCTGCTGAAGGACATCGAAGGTCTAGCGGCTGCGTGTGCTGCATGCGACATGCTCGTAGCTATCAGTAGCAGCACGGTTCACGTAGCCGGTGCCATCGGAGTCCCGGTGCATCTTATGGATGCCAACAAGCTCTGGTACTGGGGCAACAAAGACGGCGATCACAGCCTGTGGTATCCGAGCGTCAAGATCTACCCGAGGGACAACATGATTGCGTCTTGGGATAACGTCATCGAAAAAGTCAGGAGCGAATTATGACCGTTGACAACATCTCTCCGGCTGGCGCATGGAAGACGGAGATGGAACGGATGCCGTGGAAACATTCTCAGCAGGTTAAGGTTGATCAGGCGCTCGCCAGTATTCGAAGCGCCGGCCTTCAGCTTGAGGCCAACATCTTGGCTTTAGAGATTACTACTTTGAAACGTGAACTGGAGTTACTTAGAAATGCCCGAGGTTAAAAATGCAGTCAGAGAATACTTGGCGAGTATCGGAAGCCGAGGTGGAAGCGCTGGTTCAGGAGATCAGAAGCGAAGATCTAAAGAACATTATCAGCGAATGGCAAAGCTCAGCCACGCCAAGCGAAAGGCCAAGAAGAAAGGAGCCAAGCGTGAGCGACCCGGTAAATCCGAATCACTATAAGAGCGGATCAGTTGAATGCATCGACGCCTTGCGGGCTGCGCTCACTCCCGAGGAGTTCCGTGGCTACTGCAAGGGCAGCGCGATGGCCTACCTCTGGCGGCTAGGGCAGAAGGATGCCCCCGAGCAGGAGGCTAAGAAGGCCGCTTGGTACATCTCCTGGCTTGCAGGTAAAGACCCGAGGAGCTAAGATCTCTCTGTGCTATCTCCTGTAGAGAGTTGGCCCCGGTGTCGAAGCTTAGCTCCGCCGGGGCATTTTTTTACCAGCACTTCCAGTCCTACTTCCTGACTCGGTACACCTTGCGATCGCGCCCGGCTCCGCCTGCCTTCACTGTCTCCTCGATGATGTCGCCGGCTTCCATGAGCGTCTGGAGAATCTCGTTTCGATCGCGAGCCTTCATCCCCTGACAGTACTTGGCCAACTGGGTGGTGCTGAGTCCATCCTCGCCGGCCTTGCGGATGATGTTCAGGATCTTCTTGTGCGAGGCTTCGATCTCGTTCTCGGCAACCTCCTTGGTGATCAGGTCAGCCGTATAGTTGAACGACCATCGAGCCAGATCGTTAGCCATCTTGAAGATCTCGAACGTCACGATCGGGCTGCTCGGGTCACGAGCAATGGCCTCGATCATCGCAAGCTTGATGGTGATCTCGGTGTAGCGCACCCAGAGGGCATCGTCGTTTCGCGAATGCTGAAGCTGCCAGTCGCGCACCTTGCTGTACTCGGCGAAGGCGGTGTCTTCCCACTCGACTACGATCGGTGCGATCGACGACGAAGCCAGAGTCTGGATGTTCGTTAGGTTGCCGACGTTGGTCGGTGCCACCTCATAGGATCTGCGGATGTCATCGATCAGATCCTCGGGCACATCCATCTTCTCGGGTATCTGCGCGTTCGGATAATCCTCGAAGGGCGGGATCAGCAGAATGCGCGAAAGCGTACCGTTGTCCACCATGTCGTGGTTCAGCGCAGGGATCAGCGTCCTCGGTGTTGTCGTGCCGAAGAAGTTGAAGTTGGGCTGATTGATATCGAGACGCTGCCGCTCGCGTGAGTCAGCATATTCCTGGCCGTGATAGACGCCGCTGCTACTCGAGTAGACTTCGAGCAAAGTCTTGATTACATCGCGCTGGTGCCCTGCCGCATTCTTTGCAGTCAGGCTCTGGAGGTACAGACCCATCTCGTCGAGATGACTGATCCTTGATGGATAGTCGAACAGCGTTCTCAGGATGGCAACACCGGAACTGAAGCGATCGCCGCAGATCAGTTGCCCGAGGCCAGAGGCGATCATCAATTCCTTGACGCGCTGACGGCTGTGATCCTTACCGGCACCGGGCTTGGCAACGGCGATCACGAAGATGTTGCACCGAGTGTGTAGATGCGCCATGGCATAGCGTCTACCGAAGAGCGCACCGAACATGCAGATGGTATTCATCAGCGCGAAGGTCGGCTGCGGCTGCTGTGCTGTGGAGTTGATCCATCGAGTGACCCGGCCAACGAGCGACGGACTGTTGAACCACTCCATCGGAAAATTGTTTCGGGTGCTTTTGGGTATTTTCTTGGGTGGCTCAAGGTTAGTAAGGTCTACCTTCACAGCCTTGATCGGATTCAGATCCAGATGCGGCGGAGGTGCCCACCCGTTTTGCTGTGCAAAAAAGTACAGCGATCCTGCGCCTATCTTGGTGGGTGGTGACTTGCTGTAGTGATCCCATCGCTGCCGGGTTTCGAGTTGGTTGTACTTACCCGAGGCTTGCGACCACTGGTCAAAGATGTGGTAACCCTTGGCTTCGGTGGCGCAGTAGATTGCCATGCCAATTTTGTTCCAGTCGTCCCATGACAGATCCGGGTTCGGCACAAAGCGCAGGGAGTCCTCGACCGCAGCCATGGTACCCACGAGTCCATCATAGGATGTCTTGGCATCCTTGTTCGGGATCACGGTGGTGACGTTGCCCCCAAGCTTTCGCTGCCGCAGGTTCGGCGGGATCGTCTTATAGGCTTCCTCGCAAGCAGCGAGTACTTGCTCTCGGGTCACCGTGATCAGGCTGTCTACGGGCGTCTCATGCGGCGCAGAGAACGGCCACTCGTATGGTCTGTTGGTCTCTGGGTGCACGGCATAGGAGACGAACTGTTGCCCCTGCCCGAGCACCTCGATCGGGTGCATGGAGATCTTGGTGAACGGTTCATCAGTGCGGTACAGATACAGCGCCTTCGGTGCCTTGCCGATACGCATCAGCTCGGCTTCGCCCAAATGCTTTTGGAAAACCTTGCCCACCTCGACGGCGACCTCGGCTTCCAAGATATCGATATCGATGGCGATGACTTCGCCGCACAAGATACCGATGCCGCATCCCGGCCACTTAGACCAGAGATCGATGTGAACTTGCTGGACGTTGACTTCGGTCCATCGAGCCAACTCACCCCAGCTCTTGCCGTCCCAACGTCCTGGACGTTTGGTTCCCGGCATAATCGGTATGATGCGATAGCCCCCATCCATGAGCTTGGCACCATACTGTTGCATGTAGTTGTCAGACATTTTCGACTTGAACCTCGACTCGTTCCTCGCCGTACTGCTTCGAGGCCACGAGTTGTGCTACCACTGCGTCGTCGCTAAAGACAACGCCATTCAGCCCATCCATGATCGCCTTGACGATGTTGTCCAAGTCAGGACGAGAGATGTGCCACCCCGTTTTTTTCTTGTGTGCAAAGTATGCCGTGACCGTAACTTTGACTGGCCCTTCAAACATACTTTTGCCGAGCATAGCGATTTGCGCCAATGCCTTGATGTTCATCTCATAGATCTCGGTTTCGCGTGGCGTATAGGTCACAACCTTTCTTCCACGCTTTGCGAATCTAGGACGACCCTTTGGCATCGGCTTGCCATGAATCACGATGTCAATCATTACAACCCCGCTAACTTATAGATACGATCGACGATGTCATCCGGTGTCTCTGCCTTCTTGGTCAGGAACCGGCTCAATGTGTTGCGACTGATCCGAAGTTTCTTTGCCGCTGCCGAAAGCGTGAACCCTTTCCGGTACAACGAGACATAGATCTTCTCGCGATCGGTCATCTCCAATTCATAGCGCAGACTTACTTGCCCCTTGGTTCTGCGCTCTATAATCTTCAGCCACTTGGGAGACGGCATCCTGGAGCCGGACGACCACCGGGTGACAGCGGCACGGGTACACCCGCACATGGCAGCAAATTGCTCATGTGTCAAGTGATTTCGTTCTAGCCATTCATTTAACGACATTGATCCTCCTTCGGATGGTGACATCTTGCCACCACTTGCATCCTGTCACAAGGGGTGTTACCTTTCTTCCGTCGGCATCCCCGACAAACACGCAAAACGGAGAACCTGTATGAGAACTGAAATCGAAATCGCTGATGAACTTTTCCAAGCAAAGCAAGATGAGCGCAAAGCAAACGAGCATCGAGTGGCGCTAGAAGAAGAGCTGATTACTATCCTCGGTAAGAGAGAGGAAGGTGCTAAGACGCACCAAGTCGGTGACTACAAGATCACCATCACGGGCAAACTCAAGCGCAAGATTGATTGGGACATGTTCGACAGCGCCATCGCTGCTCGCATTCCCGAGAGCTTGCATCCCGTGAAACTCAAGCGCGAGCTTGATGAGACTGGCGTTAAGTACCTCGCCAATAACGAGCCGCAACTGTACAAAGTTCTGGCTTCAGCTCTGACTATTGAACCCGCCAAGACAGACGTAAAAATCGTCCAAGGAGTTTGAGATGGCTATATCACTAAGTAGTTTGAGAAAGACTGGTGTCGCCCGTCCGCCGCGCATTGTGGTGTACGGAACCCACGGCATCGGCAAATCCACCTTTGCTGCTAACGCACCGGCTCCGGTGTTCATCCAGACTGAAGAAGGACTCGATGCCATCAACGTCGATGCCTTTCCGCTGTGCACCTCTTACGAGGAAATGGTGGACGCGATCGGCGCACTGGCTAGCGAAGATCATGAGTTCGCTACCGTTGTCGTGGACAGCGCCGACTGGGCTGAGCAACTGATCCACAAGCGTGTCGCGCAGGACAACAACGTGGCGACGATTGATGCCATCGGCTACGGCCGTGGCTACAAGGCGGCTGCGGATTACTGGCGTCAGTTGCTTGATGGTCTCGACCATCTGCGTAACGAGAAGAACATGCAGGTAATCCTGCTCGCGCACACGCAGGTCAAACGATTCGACGACCCGCTCGCTGACCCGTATGACCGTTACCAACTCGACCTGCATCACGGCAGCGCAAGTCTGGTGAGCGAGTGGTGCGACATCCTGATGTTTGCGAATCAGCAGTACAGCACCGTCAAGTCTGATGTTGGCTTTAACCAGAAGGTCACTCGCGCAGTCGGCAACGGTAACCGTGTGCTGTACACGCAAGAGCGTCCAGGCTGGCAGGCCAAGTCACGTTGGTCGTTGCCGGATTCGCTGCCGCTGGACTATGCAAAGTTTTCCGAGGCGCTTGCCTCATCGATGAACCAAGTAACTGGAGAGTAAAACAAATGGCTAAGTTAAACCTGAACCCCACCGAGTTCCAAAACCTTGAGCCGATGGGTGACAACAGCATCCTTCCTGCTGGCGAGTACGTCATGCAGATCGTGCAGTCGGATATCCGCGAGACGAAGGCGGGCACCGGCCACTACTTGTGGTTGGAGTTCGACATCATCAAGGGCAACGTGCCGGCTGGCCGTAAGTTCTGGGATCGTCTGAACATCCTGAACCCCAACGAGACGACTCGTAAGATTGCCAACCAGCAATTGCTTTCGATCTCTCGTGCGGTAGGCATGGATCTGCCGCCGGATGATTCCGAGCGTCTGCACTTCAAGCCCATCAAGGTTGTGATTCGTCACAAGGAGAACAAGCAGGGAACTTTGGAAGCGCGTCCGGCATACCTCTCGGTATCCGATGCTACGCCAACGGCTGCCCCTGCTCCTGCTGCTGCCAAGCCGGCGGCTGCGAAGCCTTGGGAAAAGCACACTAAGTAAACAGGCGGCGCGGCACTCGGAGGCGTGATACCCGCCTAACCCCGATACAACCGAGTGTCGCGCCTCCCTTTGGGGGAACCATGGCCAAGATCCCGCAGACACAAGACCCGACGCTATCAGCCATCGATCTGATGATGGAGCGCGGGCAAGAAAGCCGTAGCCGAAACTATCTCGGCGCGTCATCCATTGGCGAGTCATGCGAGCGCAAGCTCTGGCTCGGATTCCGTTGGGTCAAGAAAGGTTTCATTGAAGCCGCTGGCCTGCGCAGGATTAATGATGGGCACAGGGGCGAGGATGTCGTTGCTGACATGATCCGTCTCGTCCCCGGCATCGAGCTGTCAACCGAGAAAGAACCCGGTGTGCAGCACTCCTTTGAGGATCTGGGTGGACACTTCCGTGGCAACTGCGACGGGCTGCTGACTGGCTTGATCCAGTCGCCCGAGAAGCTCCATGTGTGGGAGTGCAAGGTTGTCAATGAAACCAAGTTCAAGAAGTTGGCATCGCTTAAGATTTCAAAGGGTGAAGACGAAGCCCTGAAGAACTGGGACTACGTGTACTACGCGCAGGCTCAGGTCTACATGCATTACTTCGGCGCGACCCGGCACTACATGACCGTCGCCTCTCCTGGCGTTCGCGATCTGGTGAGTGCCCGGACAAAGTATGTACAGGCCGAAGCCGAGAAGTTTATCGAGAAGGCCAAGCGAATCATCTTTTCATCGAGGCCGCCGAGCAAGATCACCGAAGATCCCGCATGGCACGAGTGCAAGTTCTGCACCTTCCATAACATGTGCCACGATCAAGAATTCCCGCATCGCAAGTCTTGCCGCACCTGTCTGCACAGCACACCTGTGAAGGAAGGCGGATGGAAGTGCGAGTTCCACAACAAGGACTTAGACCAAGAGGCGCAGCTTGCCGGCTGTGACCAGCACTTGTTCATCCCCGATCTGATCCCCGGCGAGCAGATAAACTCAGGTCCTGACTGGGTCGAGTACAAGATGGGGGATGGATCAGTATGGATCGACACTTCGAAATAACCGAGGACGATGAAGCCGACGAGTTACTACTGACCGGCGAAGACATCGAAACGATTCTGCGAGCACTCGACTCTTACGGCTACGCAATGGTGATGTCTCAGTCGATCGGTGAACTGGAAAAAATTAAACGCGCCGCACAAGCACTCATGGCACAACTACCCAGAACGGAATTTGACTCATGATCACACTCAGGCCATATCAATCAGAATCAATCGACGCCACCCTGCGCTTCTTTGCAGAGGACACCGGCAACCCGCTCATCGTGCTACCGACTGGCACCGGCAAGAGCGTGGTCATTGCGGAGTTCTGTCGGCAGGTTCTGGGGCAGTGGCCTGATACGAAGATCCTAGTGGTCACCCATGTTCGAGAGTTGATCAAGCAGAACTACGACGAACTCAAAGGGCTGTGGCCAGAGGCCCCGGCGGGTATTAACTCGGCTGGCCTGAAGCGGCGCGAGTACGAACCCTCGATCGTATTCTGTGGGATACAGTCGGTGCACAAGAAAGCATCCCGATTCATCAAGGTCGATCTGGTTCTGGTTGATGAGGCGCATCTGATTCCTCGCAAGACGAATACGATGTACCAAAAGTTTCTGAAGAACCTTAAACTCATGAACCCAGATATGCGCGTGATTGGGTTGACCGCCACGCCGTATCGGCTCGACAGCGGCTTACTCCATCAGGGCAAGGATGCCCTCTTCAGCGCGGTATCGTATGAAGCAGATCTCAAAGACATGGTCTCGCAAGGCTACCTCACCAAGCTGGTATCCAAGCAACCCAAGACGCGACTGGACGTTAGCGGCGTCGCGACCAGAGGCGGCGAGTTTATCCAAGGTGACTTGGAAAGAGCGGTGGACAAGGATGATGTCAATCGTGCAGCCGTCCGAGAAATCATCGAGTACGGAAAAGACCGAAAGTCTTGGCTAATCTTTTGCGCGGGCGTTAGCCACGCTCAGCACGTAGCCGAACTGATCCGCGCTGCCGGCATATCCTGCGAGACGATCTTTGGGGACACCGCCAGCGAAGACCGCGATCGGATCGTGCGCGACTTCAAGGCCGGCCAGATCCAATGCCTTGCCTCGATGGGCGTACTGACCACCGGCTTCAATGCCCCTGCCGTAGACATGATCGCCATGCTGCGACCGACTCAGTCAACCGGCTTGTATATACAGATCATGGGACGGGGTATGCGCAACTCTCCCGGCAAGACGGAGTGCCTGGTGCTGGACTTCGCCGGCAACGTGGCTCGGCATGGCCCGGTCGATCGGGTCAATCCCAAGAAACCTCGTAAGAGCGACGGAGAAGGCGAGGCCCCGGTCAAGACCTGCCCCAAATGCGACAGCATCGTCTTTGCGGCCCTCAAGGAGTGCCCCGACTGTGGCTATGTCTGGCCGGCTAGAGAGGTTCAGATCGAGCGTACAGCGACGACACTGGCGGTCATGTCTATCGAGGCTCCGGCCATCTGGCGCAAGGTGAATGCGGTGTCGTATCGACGCCACAAGAAACCCGACAAGCCGGACTCGATGCGGGTGGACTACCGATGTGGGCTGAGTCAGATCAGCGAGTGGGTCTGCTTCGACCACAAGGGCTTTGCCAAGGACAAGGCTCGACGCTGGTGGCAGCGCAGACTCGTCGCCCCAGACGCCATCCCCGACAGCACCGAGCAGGCTCTCGCTTGGTCCGGCCGGTTAGCTAAGCCAATTGAAATACAGGTTCGCCAGAATGGTAAGTACACAGAAATTGTGGACGTTCGGTTTGTGTCCGATGTGCAAACGGGAGGCGCGGGGATTCCTGTATCTGCCGCCACCGGGGGTGCTTCGACGCAAGGCCCGCTTCTGCTCAATGCGATGTATGGATGACTATATGATCGACAAATCACCGAACGAACAAATTGCCATGAACGAAGCCGCTGCTGCGGCCGGCCACTTCATCGAGGCATCGGGGGTTTACAACTTCCTCGAGTTCACACCTGGTCAGTTTGACCAGTTCATCGAGGCGATCGTAACCGCCTACGTCGAGTCGCTTCAGGATCAGAAGATCGAGACAGACGGTGTAAGATTCCCCTAGACCGCCTTACCACGGAACCATGCCTTGCCATGCTCGACGACGCACAGTTCCGGCTGAAGCATCTTACCGCCCACAAAGGTAATGACGGCAAACCCCGATGCCCAATTGACCGGACTGGCCTCAGTGTAGTTGAACTGCGGACCATATGGCTCCGCCAGAGTCCCGGTGTCTACGCCATAACGCCGACCTCGATAGTCCGCCCACGGCGTAACCTGAAGCTTGTGCATGTGCCCGTGAACATACGAGACACCAGCCTTAAGGGTTGAGTTGTAGGCAGAGTGAACCCCGCCGGCTATGGGGCGGTGCCGGATGCAGAGCCAGTCGTCCTGCTCACGGTTCAGGTGGACCGCCCAGCCCGCTTCCCAGCGCGGCAGATAGTCCAGCAGAGTCATGCCGGTCATCTCCTCAAACTCGCCCACACGGCCTGAGAGGTAGTTCTCGAAGCGGGAATCGTGGTTACCGATCGTTCGCAGGAGCTTGGCTCCCTTGGCCGCACGTTCGATCTCAGCGCAGCGATCCTGCACGGTATGGATCTCGTCCTTCAACTCCGGCTGCTTTTCCCACATGATGCGGGCGTGCCGGGAGATTCGAGCGCCGTCCAAGATGTCGCCATTCAGAATGACCATCTTCGGACTAAGTTGCTTAGCTAACTTGCAAAAGGCTTCGTGAGCCTTGGTGACGATACCGGGCCAGTAGTGGGCATCCGATGCCACCATGAGAACGCCGTCATGCAGCGTCTCGTCGATCTGGTTTTTGTAGTTACGGGAACGCTTCTCGGCTAACTGGTTCAGGCTCTCGCCAACCTTCTTGCGCCAGCTAGTTCCCTTGCCGTTGTCTTTGGATTCCAGAACGATACCGTATCGAAGTTCAATCGTTCTTCGCCTCATCCGTGCGGCACGGATGTTCATCTGGAAGTATTCTGATACCGCTTTGGCTCCGCCTAGTTTTTTCCACGCTGTAATGAATTCCTCGTCAGTCGATAGCTGAGGCACGATTCACCTTTATTCCTAGTTTCTTGCGGCGAGCATTGGTCTTTTTATCGTCTCGGGAGGCCCGCCATTCTAGGTGCCCATCAACCAGACGATATTCTTCCTTGTGGACCAACGCGCAATCACAGCACTCCGAGTGCGTGTACCCACGGACCCTGTACCACTTGCCGTCTTCGATCTGGACGGGAACGTACTTGTCCTTCTTTTTCATGGGCTTGACTCTACCTGTTTGCGTACCGCTTTAGCAAGAGCTGTTCTTCTGGGCTGTATGAAGATTTCTCTTCTTCTTCCTGCATAATTCTCAACAGCTCACCGCCGTCCGTCTCGCGCATAACTTGGCGAGCCTTTTGCTCGCTTCCGTAACGCTTAATTAACGCTCTGAGAATTCGAGCGTTGTACTTGGTGTAGTCTTCTCCAGAGTCTGCTAAACCGCCTTGATTTTTTCGAATCACTCCGCCATGCGCTCTTTGATTTTGAGCCAAAAGGCGGAACAGTTCCTTGCGCTTTTCTAGCGGAGTCGCGTTAAAGGTTTGTGCATTTAACAAGAACTCTGGATTAAGACCGCCGCCCATTTCGGGGCTTCGGGTAGACGACATCAGATCCTGAAGACGCTTCCTTTGGTCAGGGGTCAGCTCCTCAAAAGAGTAACCTTGAGGGGCAGCGGCAGGGGCGGGCGGAGATTCTGCCGGGGCTTCTTGGCCTTCCTTAGAACTGCCGCCGTAGTACTTATCCATGATGTACTTCTCAACATCGGCCTCGGTCTGCCCAGGCTTTGTCTTGACGTTGTAAGGCTTGCCATCTGGGCCAACAAAACGGACAACGTTTTTCTCAGCCTTAGACTCTTCAGCCTTTGGCTCTTCCGCTGCCGGCTCCTTAGCCTCTTCAGCCTTCGGGCCTTTCTCGCGCTTCTCATACTTGTTGAAGATATTTTCTAAACGAGTATTAAAAGTGTCCGAGTGCCCCTTCAGTTCATCATCGTCCATCAAGCCTTGTTCATGCTTACGAAGCTTTGACTGATAGTCTTTAGCCGCCGCTTCGATGTCGCGATCCATCGAGAACAGTTGCTGCATGGTCAGCTTATCGAGGTCGATCGGTGTGACCTTGATGCCAAAGGTTTGCAACGCAGCCTGAGCAACAGACAGCTTGGGCTGAGTCATCGTCTCTGCGCCTGCCGCTGCCTTCTCAAACTTCTCCGTTGCCGGCATACCGGGGATACCCGGCAGATTGGGCAGCAAGGAAGTAATGAACCGGCTAGCCTTAATGGCAGCGTTGTTGGCGCGGACTTCGCCTTCGGTCGCTCCTACATTTAGCCCAGGCAAGTCCTGCCCAGTAAACGGATCGCGGCCTTCTTGGAAGATTGTGATGGCATCAAATATCGGGCCACCCGGCTGCAAGAACTGCGGCAAGAACTCAACTCGCCGGCCGGCGGCTTCGGTCGTAGCAAAGATGTCGCCACCCGGAATGAACCGCTGCACATCGAGGTACATTGATGGCGGGACTTCGCCCTTCTCGTCCGGCTTCGGCTCTTCAGACGGAAGCTTGATCATGGTCGGCGGCGCACCGGGTATACCAAACAAGGTTCCCTTCTGGCGCTCCGGCATCATGCGCCGCTCGGCCTCGATGTCACGGCCCGGAGATTCAGACTCGCCGTACTCATTGACTGCATATCCAAGCGCCGCCCACTTGGCATACTTCCACGGCCGCAGGGCAGCGGACTCCGCCAGCAGCGGAATAGCACGATAGCTGTACGCAATGAATGGATGCGTCGTGTTGCGCATACCTTGGATCAATGGCGCATTGATCTCGTAATCAATCAACCACTTCTTGGCTTCCTTAGCCGCATCCTCTGGCGACATACCAGCCTTGAGTCGATCAACGAAAATACCGAAGCGGAAGATACTGTCTTCGCCCTGATAAGCATCGATGATTTTTCCGCCGGTTTTTTGCCAGCCTGCATTTGCAATCTTTAGCGCAGAGTCAACAACGTTATCTGCGGGACGAGACTTCTCAATCGCATCAAGAACCTGCTTTCCTTCGCGACCAAGTTCTTGCGCCGAGAATCCGGCGTCGAATACACCAAGTTTTTGCGCCTGATTGTACAGATCGCTCTTTTCGCCCTTGCGAAGTTCGTTCGCAGCCGATGCCAACGATGACCAGTTTGACCCAGAAAGGTCATAGATCATTACGTTCGACACGACGTTGTTCATGTGAACGGCTGGGTTTAGCGCAGTCTTTCCGGTCTTCCATGCCGTGAGCGCATCGCGATAAGTTCTAAACAGCGGATTGCGATTCAGGCCGCGAGTAAACTCAAGTCCCTGCAAGTCCTTGGCAACCTCCGGCGAGACGTACTTGCCGGCTAAGTTGCCATAGCGAGTCACATTGGTCTTGGGGATTTTGTCAGTTGAGATCTGAACCCAGCCCTCGACCGGCTCGTCGCTAACGTATTGCTTCATCTTAGAGACATCGTCGTACATCTTGTATGTAGCAATGTCGTTGGTCATAAGCTGACCAGTGCGAGCGATCGCATACGCAGCGTCGTCGATCTCACCCTTGGCTCGTCGCTCTTCTGGCGTCAACTGCCGGCGAACCTTAATCTTGCCGCCCTTGGCATCGCCAAACTTTTCCCACCCGTCGGCTTCATACTTGGACAGATTCTTTGGCGAGATCTCGACGATAACGCCACGCGGCTTCAGACTGGAGCCGATGACTCGAAGATTATTCGCAGCCCTACTGATCAGCCCCTCAGGCTTCAGCTTGCTGGTGTACTCGCGACGAAGATATGTGGCGGCATTCTTCTCGAATGTTTCTGGGTTAAGCAGGCCAACGTCCACCATCTTCTGGCCGTACTTGGTGATTGTCTCTCGCGCCTTCTCGCTAAGGCCCGCCAAGTTCTCAACTGGTACAGCCTCGCCTTGCATCATGTAGTACATGGTGCGGCGCTCATCGTCCGACAGTTTGGCAACGTCACGAGTTAGATCCAAGAAGTCAGACGACATTTGATTCTTGAAGATCTTGGCGTTTTGCTTAACTTCCAAATAGTCAGCAGGCAGACCGTAGTTGTCTATGGTCATGCGAGAGAACCAGTTGGCAATGTTCTCATCGTTGCCGGCGGGGATCTTGCCGGCTATGTACTTAGTACCTTTTGCTCCACTGAAACCGGCAAGTGCGCCAAGCGCCATGGCCTTCATCTTGTCTTCGACCGTGGCGTCTTCTGGCAAATTCTCCAAAGCAAAGACGCTCGTTGCTGCACCAGTTGTTGCAGACAGAGGGCTTTGCTTCATGAACTCTAGCGCGGGCCGGCCAACGTAGTCCTGATAAATCTGAATTGGTTTAGCAGCGATGCCGCCACGGACTTGCTCGATTGGCAGAGGAGCCTGCGTAGACTTGATGACCTGCTCACGAGCGGTCTTCTCAGCCTGCCCCGCAGCCGTAGCTTCGAGTACATCAACGCCGGTCTTTTCCTGAAGTTCTTTTGCCGCCTGTCTAACCTGCTTTGTCTTGGAGCCAAACGGCAACGCCATACCAAGAACTAACTCGGTGCTTTCTGACGGGATGCCGACAGCCTCTTCAATTGGCTTACCGGCTACGGTCTCGATCGCGGCTTCTACGGGGGCAGTGGCAACGCCAAGCATGCCGAGGCCGATCTTGCCAACGCCTTTAGCCTTCTCAAGGATTTCAGGCTTCTGCAACTGCGCAACGCCTTCTTGAGCAAACTCGTAGCTCTCGCCTGCTGCACGCTGAACGGCTTCCGGATAAGTCGTGATTGGCTGCAACGCCTTCTCAACAATTGACGGAGCCGGGACATACGATCGCTCCTGCTTCGGCTTCTCAGCCGGCATAGCAGGAACTTGAGTAGCAAGGTTGGATACCGTCGTTACATCGACGGGCTTATCGCCGTAGTACTTGCTAAAGATGTACCGGTTGGCGTCCTGTTGCGTCTGGCCCTCTTTGGACGTAACGCGAAACTTCTTGCCATCCGGGCCACGAACTTCATAAACAGGCATGGATCGCCCTCGCGTTAAGGCATTTCTTCTTCGATGACTTCCTCGTCATCAGCAGGAGCGGGAGCAGAAGCAGAGGCCCCGCCGGCCAGCATCTCGGCATACGTCTTTCTGCTTGCAATGTTATATGCCCTAACGATGTCATTTTCTCTGGCGTTCCGGTACTGGCCTTTACGGAAAGCCATGTCGATATCACGCTGAGGAATTCCTTTGAGCAAACCTCTTGCTCGAAGAACTTCTTCGTCCTGTCTTAGCTGCGAAAGAGTTAACTGTTTTCCGTCGCTGCCACCCTTGCTCAGAATGTTAAAGAGAATCAAGCCCTCTTCTCGCTCGGCAGGATTCGTGCTCTTGGACATTTTTAGGGCGCGGGCCAACTGACCAAGGCGAGTATTGTCAGCCTCGGACCTGCCTTCAGTCAGTTGTTTCAACTGAGTTTGAGCAGCGGCTTTTGCATTTGCAGAAGCGGTGTCACTACTAATAATTGACTCAAGATCCAAAATCTTCTGAGCATCCGCAACCAAGGTTCTTCCTTTCTGCGGCTTACCAAAAGTCTTCATTGCCTCGAAGGCGCGATCCTCAAGAGACTGCGCTTCTTCAAATTCATACTTGCGCTTTAGATCTTGAAGCTTCTCTACCTGAGACTGACGAGCCTCAAGCAGCTTCTTTTCTTCTTCCTTACGCTTAGCGCCGTACTCGCCAACGTCTCGAAGAGCGGTAAAGAAATTACGCTTCTCGTAGAAGCGTGGATCTTTTGGATCAGTCGGGCGAGCCAAAGCGCCGGCTAGTTCTCGAAAGAAACCGGGCCGCTCCTGAACTGGCTTCTCTAAAAGTTTTTTGGTGGCAGCATCAATCGCGCCAATCATTTCGCCAAACTTACTTTCGCGCTGCTTGACCCGCTTGCGGTACTCCGTCTCGTAGTCAGTCGCCGCTTCTAAAGCGCCAGCCGGCTCTTGCTCAAAGTCGGACTCAAGCCCAGTCAGTTCGTTATCTTCATCCATGATTAACCCCCCTCACTCGGGGTGACGGTAATCGTTTCGCTCTTACCGCGAGCCGGATCGTACTGACCAGTTTCATCAGAAACTTTATCGCCACTACTTGAAGAGCCGCTAGGGAAATACTTCTTGATGAGATCAATGACTTCGCTTGCGCCACCGGCACCCTTAATAAATTTCTCAAAGGCCGACTCGCCACCCGGTTGCGGCGCAGTCTCAACAGTCTGAGAAATCTCCGTCTTCGGCAAATTAACGTTCTTGAGAATCTCTGACAAAAACTGGATCTGTTCTTTCGGATAACCTTCCTGACGCAAGAAGTCTTCGTAAGCCAACTTGAGGTTAGCCTGCTGCATGGCGCGCTCTTTCTCGCCAACGCCACCAACCGCCTCAGCTCCAGTCAGACCGTACTTCTGCGCCATGCCAGCGATGTCCGCTGCCGTACCAGCCAACCGAGCCTTTCGCTCAGCATCAGATTGGAAGATGTCCGCAGCCTGACCATAGCCAGCCTGAAGCGCCTTGGCTTGCTCAGCAAGAACGTTCTGCTGAACGTCGCGCAGCGCACGCGCACCAAACTCGCCCATACGGGTCGAGCCGGGGCCGACGCCAAACTGGCCAGCCTGAATAAACTCTTGACCAACTGCCGGAAGATACTTTTCCGTTAGCTGACGCACACCCTGCTCCGCGATCTGATTGACCACGTTCTGGGTGTAGGGGTTCATGTATGCGTTAACTGCCTCGGGAAAGCTTTGACCAGCTCCCGTTAAGGCTTCTCCGGCTTGCCCCAAGAACGGCTGATAAGCGCCAGCCGCCGATTTGGTCATCTCAAAGCCGGTCTTCTCCGTTGGCGTAAAGCCAGCAATGCGCGGCCCTGTGTACTGGGCATACGGAAGATTGGCTACGCCTTGAGCCTTGCCCAGCATTTCAGTGGTGTACTGGGTATACCACTCAGGCAACTGAACCTGAGATGTAGTGCTAGTGGTGCCAGGAGTCGGGGCTTTCCCGTCGAAAAGAAAATCTACAGCAGGCATTAGCTCAACCCTCCGCCCATGTACTTATCGGGCGACTTTGCGTCCGGACTAATCTGGCCACGCGAGAGGGCACGACCCTTGTGCTGTCGGATCTTAGCACGGAACTTATCCATGCGCCGAGCACCCTCCTTGGTCGAGCCGTCCCCCAAAAGGGCCAGCGTTTCTGCATCCATCACGTATTCCCCATCGCTCAGAAGAGCCGGGATCTTGTCATCGCGACCCGAGCCGGGACCGTCGAAATAGCTTC